TTGTCCTTCCGTAAGTCCGATAAGACTGGGTTTCCAAAGGCTCTCATGCCTTTGAAGCCATGACTATCGGGTTCACCTAGCGACAAGAGGTTCGCACTGACCGTTACGAGGACCTTTGAGAGTGTACGTCTGAAACCAGACGTAGACTGATCAAAGATCACCGCAGCGGGCCCGAACATTGAAGAGTTTCTCAAACACTTCGATGCTTGGGCTAAACAGTGGGTTCCCCGTGTCATTAAGCGAAAACCTAACCTGCAACGCGATCAGATAACCTTGTCTTTGGCACGAGGCCCTAACGGTAATGCAATCCCATATGCTCACTACGATGGAGTGGCACTTATCCAAGATCAGAAACTTTTAAGCCACGTAGTAAAACTGGCATCCCTTACGGGAAACCAGTGATTACTCGGTGACTTGAAAGCTTCTAGTCTTGGGTTGGTACCACCCAAAGAGGTGATACATAGTAGGATCGCATTACTGCCAGAGCCTGGTGGAAAGACAAGACTGATTGCTATTGCAGATTTCTGGTCACAACAGATTCTTCAGCCTATCCATGACTATGTCATGGGTATTCTGAGGAATCTCGAAACTGATGGGACGCACTGTCAAGACAAGGCGGCCACAAGAATGGCCTCCGAGGCTCGGCAGTGTGCCTACAGTTTCGACCTTGTCTCTGCTACTGACCGTTTCCCTGTAGCCGTTCAACGAGTAATCGTTGAGAAGCTATTCGGGAGAGCGATCAGCGAGGAGTGACAAGGTGTAATGTCAGACCGGAAGTTCAGATATCAGGGGAAAGATTATTCATGAGGCGTAGGACAGCCTTTAGGCTTCCTAAGCTCATGAGCAGTCTTTGCTCTGACTCACCACGCCATCATCGAGTATAGTGCGTCCCTGGAGAACATCAGTTCTTTCAGGCGATACACTGTACTCGGGGATGACGTGGTCATCTGAGATAGGGCGGTTGCTACAAGATACTCCCGTGTGATGGAATCTCTAGGAGTAGAGATTTCACCCACTAAGAGTATCCGGAGCGAAGCTCCACCAATCGCAGTTGAGTACGCAAAGCGTCTCTTCTACGAAGGTGTCGAAATCACAGGAATCAGTTTTGGTGTCCTGGACAAGGCGGCGAAGTCCTTAAAGAACTTCGCTGAATTGTACAGGGTCCTAAAACTGAGATCCTATGATCTAGACTGGGCTAAGTTTCAGTACCCGTCTTTCCTTAATGAGATTGGGAAAGAACTCCTTTCAGTCATACTGTTCTATTTGAATAAGGAGGCCGGATCCCCTCATACCTTTCGGTATAAGGGTAAATCCGTAACCTTCTCATTCGAAGAACTCGTAAGAGAAATAAATCTCGAACGAGTTAAGAATGTGTATAAACTGAAAGAATCGGTTGATCAGCTCTTGTGCTCCAACAAAGGAATACAAGAACTGATGAAGCGAGAGGGAATAAGCTACTTAGAAAGCTCAATTGAGCCAACGGGTGCTTCTCCTTCGGTTCATCCCTGAACTCGGGCGATCAACGCAACAGGAGAAAAGCTGTTTATGGCTTTGTCCTGTTTCGCTGATAACCCGGATTTAGAGAACCCAGTGATGCCAGTCGAATACCTTCCTATCCCTTCTAATTCAAAATATGTTGACAGAGATAATCTCCGTCAACATTTCTTGACTCAGATGGTATGAAAAGCAGTCTTCAGATTGTTAGCCAAGGCTAACGGTTCCGAAACACTTCAGTAGGTTTTATTACTACTGATATGTTACCGACACGGCCCGGGGGGTAAACCGGGAGGTGGAAACACCTATAGGCCTGACCGCTTTCGCGGTCAGGCCTATAGG